GCATAGTTAATAAGATCTACACAAGAGTCTTCGAGTGATTCAAAGTTTGGATTATAGTCTGGATCTGATTCCATTGCTTCTAATACAGATTGCATTCTTAATACTTTAGCATACATCGTATCTAGAATTGTAGCAAATCCACGCGGATAATAATCTGCCTGGCGTATTCTTGAATTGGGGTTTTGATAATCATTAGACTTTTTAGTCTGAAGTTCTGCTGCTTGCTGCAAAACCTTTAACGATTCTTTCATAAAGTTTTCCTTTTCAAATTGATAATACCATTATATCTTATTTCTGAATTAAAGTACATTATTTTTTTAGATTGATAGGATAACATTGTCCAGAAGACTGAGATGTAAAATGACTATAAAAGTGTTTATCATTATAACCTTTGCTAGGTCTCCAGTAGTCTCGGTCAAAGAATGTTTTGGAATTAGCCACTAAAACAAAAGACACTTCATAATATAGCGCAGATGGATCATCATTCATTTTTGCGGCTAAAAATAAGTCTAGATCTTTATGGTGTTTCTTAAACACTTTTATATTATCATTGTAATATGTTACCCATTCGCAATCACTTTCTATCCACTTAACTTCTGTAAGTAAGTTCTTTTCTGTTAATGATGCATCCCACATATAAGTATCCGGATTTGTGTAGTCAAACTTTTGTGGATTTCTTCTACCACCAAATATCATAACAGCTGCAGTCTCAGTTACAATACCACGTTTACAGTGTTCTTTTATTGTATCTAAAGACCGCCCTTTTCTATTTGTACTAGCAAAAATGTCATTAGCCATAACTTCAATGTCATATTCAACCTGAACTTTTTCCACTCTATAATTTTGGTGCTTTTTAGCATGTTCACCAAGCTCAATTATATCACCTCTTGTTAAAGCCATACTATTCGAAGATAGTGAAATAGTATTAGATGAAGTCAAGATACAATCCTCTGCCGTATATAGCCACCATTAATAAGTTTAATGCCCACATGGAAGACTTATTCCAAGCAAAACCAACATAAGCAAATAGTATCGATCCAACAAACAATAGAATATTATTCAGAGGATATACATTGATTGATGTATAATAGCCTCCGGTAATAAGAATTGCTGAAGCAATCCATGACATAATATCTGCAAATGTTTTAGGTATAATATTAATCATATACTTTATCAAGTATTCCTGCTAGGTCCTTATGTGTAGGTGATGTCCATCCAGCTGGTTTTACAAGATCAGGCAATCCTAATGGATTTGGTCGTTCAGTTTTAATACCAACTTCTTTATCCATATTGGCATTCCACACTCTGTCCCATGCTTCATATGCATCACAATCAAAGGCATCTAATGTACCAATTGCAATAACACATAGATCTATAAGAGCATCTACTGCGTCATCTGCTGTTACTGCCTCTTTCATTTCGTCTAACTCTTCTTGTAAGAAGTCAATGCGGAATTGTAAGAAAGCTTTTAGCTTTTCTTTATCCATGTTTCTTACTACTTCATTCACAGCAAACTTGCCGTGCATAACACTCATATCTTGTACCCAATCTTTTGACATACACATCTCCTTTTAATAATACCATTATACCATATAAATGAATTAAAGTACATTACTTTTTTCTAAAATAAGTTCTCCATAATGCTGATCTAACCATACTAACTACAGTAAATATAAGAGCAATTCCTATACTATCTAGAATAGATGGATATAAATCAAATAATGGGAATACGAATAATTGAATTAATATGGCTAATATTAATCCACTGCCAACATCAATAATACTTTCTATAATGTCTTTTCTGTACATAATGGTTTTTTCTCTAATACGTTAAGAGTTTTACAATCTTCCCCTGTAGCATGGCTTATTGCATGATCGGTTAAAGATTTCTCTGTAGAAATAATGCTTACTGCTTCAGCTCCAGCTTTTACTCGTTCAGTAACTTCAACAGCTGTAACTACGGTACTACTGGTTCCTGCAGGGAGTAAAAAGGTACATCCACTAATTAAGAATGCGACTATCGTGATCAAATTTTTGAATATCATCTTTTCTCTCAATCAGTTCGTGAAGCAATTTATCAAAATCTTCTTCAGTCATTAGTGTTTTATATAAAGACAAAGCTTGAGCCAACATAACGGATGCTGGCGGAAGTGGATCGTTAAGCTCTCGTGTTAATTTTTCAGTAAGAATAAGATATTCACCATATATCTGTTCAATTTCCATCATTTCTCCTAATAATCTAATCCAAATTTAATACAGCCATTTTCCTTCATACATGGATAATCAGTATACTCTCTGGTTCCACATGAATTTCCAACAGTGTATTGTTGTTCATCATAATAAACTGGTTTTACTCCACAACTACTAGCCAAAAAACAACTCAAGACTAGCAGACTCTTCGGCTTTCCAACCAATAGGTTGTATAACGATAGATAGTGCATCTAAAAATACCTTTTCAAATTGTAAATCATAATCAATGTAATCGTGTAATCCAAATTCTTTAGGAAGTTGTGAATTAAACGCAATAACATTCTCGTGGAATGGGTTTTGCTTTTTAAGATAAACAAATTTAATCTTATTACCATTCGTAATAGGTTCATACTTCTTAGTAAGACTCATCTTTTTAAGATAGTGGTTGTGAAGTAGTGCACCACGTACAGCAATCGGGGTACCTTTCTTATAGATGCCTTCCGTTCCTGAATATTGTGTAAGGGCAGATACTGATCTAGGGAATGCAATATCTTCTACAGGAAAGCTAAAGAATTCAGTTCTAAACTTTTCTACAAATTGATAAAGTGATTGCTGATCCTCGTGTAAAATAACTTGAAGTGATTCGTAAAGTTTAGATCTTACTACAGCTGGAGTGGATGACTTAACCATTTCAAGACCCATAACTTTAACTTTAGGTTTAGCATATTGTACACCTTCAGAGTTATGAACATTGAGTACATATCTTTTCTTAGCAACCCATATACCTTTGTCAGCAAGTACTTCACGTTTCATTTGCATCTTTTGTGAATAAGCATTAGTATAGTCAGCTAGTTCTTGATATCCTTTATCGATAAATGGTTGAATAATCTTTTCACAGGCATTATCCATATACTTAATCTTTTCGACAGTGGTTTTACCTTCACAGGTTTTTTCAACAAGTTTTTCTAGAGTAAGATAGATTGAATCGGTATCGATACCGATGACATAGTCTTTATTATCAGTCTTTAAAGTTTTATTCATAAAGACATTAAGCTTATTTGCCATCCATCGAATAGACAATTGACCAGAAGTCGTAATACCTTCGGCAATACGAAGATCATAATATCTAAAGTACTTATTACCGACAGCACCATAAGCAGAGTTCAATGCAATCTTCATTGCCATTTGAAGGTTAGTCAACCTCGATATCTCTTTAAGTAACAAAGGATCTTTAGTCTTTTCGTATTCTTGCTCAACTTTTAGCATTTGCTTTTTAAACTTAGAACGATTGGTATACATTTCTTCCATAAGAGCAGGTAAGAAACCTTTAATATCTTTACGGTAACACCAACCATTTGCAGTAACAGCTAGATCTACAAGTTTATGTTTGTCTATAGGTTCACTTTTTAAGAGGGATTCAACATTAACATCCATTCGAATATCAGTCAGTGTTTCAGGTGACATGTTGTATTGCATAATCAAATGTGGATACAGACTGTTCAAATCGAATGAAGCAATCCACTTATGAGCACCGACTAAAGGATCTTTAACATATGCACCTTCGAATGCCTCGGACTTGCCTTGATCTTCTTTTAATGGTACAACAATCTTACGGTCTTTAAGATAATTATAGATGATCATATCCCACATACGTACAGGAGAATACACATCAACAAAATTTAATTTAGATGAAAAGGCAAGTGTGTATACTAATTCAATAAGCTTCATCTTGTCTTCAAGCTGATCAACTAATTCAGTATCTCGTATGTTATAGTCTACAAAGATCTGCCAGTCTTTAGTATAAAAGTCTTTGAAGTTATCGTGTGGATTTTCTAGTTTATTAGATCCTAGTTCTACGTTTGCAATGTAGTCAAGACGATATGATTCTTGATTTTGATAAGTAAACTTCTTATAAAGTTCTAAGTAATCAAGGGATGCAATACCAACAATCTCGTATGAATCAATAGACTGGCTGTGCGAATATACCGTTTTATCTTTTAACATATTCCACGGAGATAACTTGTTTGCAAAGATATCACCATGCACACGTTTAATTCTATTGACAAGATATGGAATATCAAAGCCATTAGTATTCCAACCAGTAACTACATCAGGATAATTCTGCTGCCAGAAGATAATAAATTCTTTAAGTAGATGACTCTCAGATGAGCATTGTACATACTTAACATCCGATCGGGTATTCT